TCTTAATGACATTGGGCTTGAGCCCGTGTTCATTGTCCCCTGGTACGGCAAAGTAACTGACGGTCTTGAGGCAGTTTACGATTGGGTAGTGGACAACGAGGCTGCGTTCTCTGTTGTAGCTAAGGACGGGGTTAAGGCTGTGCCAAAGGTCCTTGCGCAAAAGGCCACCTCGGTAACTGTTGTTGATGATGTAGACGCACACATTATCAACGCCCTTAAGAACCGCGAGGTAGAGGGCCTGGCCTTGGTGCTGTGGGACCAGGAGAAGGAAAACTATTCTGTAAGTATTGCGTCTAAGGCGATCGATCTTCGGCTCCCAACGCTAGAGCTAACAAACGGACTTGTGCCGATCATCTTGGATAACGATTCTGATGAGCCGCAGGAGAAGGAAGAGGAACTTCCTGACATTGGTGAAACCAATTACGAGCGAGAGACGCTTGAGATGATGCCCACAGCATTGGTCAAGCGCATGGCAAAGGACAAGGGGTTTGATCCTAAGTCCAAAGAAGAAGCTGTGAACATGCTGTCCGGGCAACATGAACAGAAGGTCGGGTCCATCATCGTACTGATGGAAGACGGTACAGAGATCGGGTTCAACGGCGGTCAAGAAATCCTTAAAAAAATAATGGAAGTGGTTGTCGAACACGCACAGAAGTGGTAACTTCACCTTGACCATAAACCCGGTGGGCGAATGGTTACTGCAAGCACAACATAATCCCCCAAGCAAAGAGCCACCCGAAAGGGTGGCTCTGAGCTTTGTATCAGTAACTACTGACTAAGACTTACTTCACTTCTTCTTCTTGGCTGGAGCCTTCTTTGCAGCTTCCTTCTTCTTGCCCTTGGGTCCCTTGCCGAAGCCAGGTGCCTTGGGGTTGGAAAGTCCGCATCCACATTCCTTACACATTATTTGCCCTCCTTCCTATGCTTCGCAGTCTTCTTGGCGATCTGCTTGGGCTGGTCGACGTACTGCTTACCTTTGCGGTTGCCCTCAGCTTTGGCTTTGTTTGTTGCGGCCTTCTCTGAAGGTGACAGAGAGTCCCATGCCTTGTCTGGCAGATAACGTTTCTTTCCCTTGGACGGTGACCCATCGGATGTGCGCCATTCTTGCTTTGTCCAAGCCTCAAGATTCTTCTGCGGCTCTTTCTTGGCCATCAGTCCTTGTACCCTCCGCCAGCTTCCTTGTAGCGCTTAGCTAGGAGCTGTGCTTTACGAGCAGACCATTCGCCTGGGTCTCCACCCTTGGTTCCTGCTTTGATCTCGTTGAAAAGGCGCTTGCGTAGAGCGGGCTTTGTGTAGTTGCCAGCCTCGTTGACCTTCGACTCGGTCTTCTTTTTGGCGGCCATCACCACTTCACCTTGTCAGCCCAGTACGCTGCGGACATCTTGCCCTTCTTGATGTTGGCAGCATGACGAGCCTTGAATGACTCACGCTTTTCCTTCATGCGTTCTGATTCCCCGGCCTTGGGCTTGCCAGCAGTTTCCGCGCCCTGCTCACCAAAGCGGATTGTCTTTACCTTGTCGCCCTCTTTGGCCACAACAATGTGCGACTTAGTGGGGTGATCTGGTGTCCGCTTGGGCTTGTTGTAGCCGCTGACTCCAGCGCGCTCTAAGCGCGGGTCTTTCTTTGATGCCATAGTTACCTCACTTAGTTGAGGCGCGGAGTTGCCACGCCCATTTCATATGCATATCAATTCGACTAGCAAGGAAGTCCATTATCCCCTGCTGGTCAGCTTTTTCAGCCTTCTTGAAGGCATCGTTCAGTGTCCCGATCACGGTTTCGTTGGCCTTCATGAGTGACTTGGCCATTGCCTTTGGCGTGGGGTCAACATCCTTGAACTCGACGTTACGAAGGTCGATGAACTTCTGGAGGCTGAACGGCGCATAGTCATCAAGCTTCCGTACGTTCTCAGCCAAAGGATCGACTGAGCCATAGACATCCTCGTAGATATCCCCAAACAGGTCGTGGTACTGGCTGAAGTCCTGACCTTCTACATTCCAGTGGTACCCGTGGGCCATGAAGTACATGGTAACCACATCAGCCATAGCTACTTTGAGTGCCTTAATTAGCTCGTCCATTTAGGCTCCTGAAACACAAACGCCGGGGTCATGGAGATTTTACCCCATGAGCCCCGGCGTCTGCTGAACCTACAAACCAGGTAGGAGAACCACCAACTGCCTGGTATGCGTAACGTAGCACCGGGAGCGCTGGTCGCGCAAGGATCATTGCGCATGTTTCTTGGGTGGTGTATTCTGCCCCACCCATGACCACCAACTCGCTTTTTCAGGGACCTTTCTTGGCGGTTCCCGTGTGGGCTGCGGAGGAGATCCGCGACCACGGTCAGGCGCGTGACCTACAGGTTTTAGTAGGACTAGTAGCCCTCATGGAACGCCGTACGCAAGAGGTTAGGGCGTCTATCAACCAGATCGCAGAGTACGTAATGGTTAGCCCAAAAACGGTACAGCGTTCATTAAAGTGGCTCGAAGAACATCGAGTGGTACTCACCACCAGGCGTGGTAAGCCAGCCGTAAATGTGTACAAGATCATCTATCAAAAGCCAACCAATAGAGTCACCGGTGACCTATTCAATAGGTCAGCCGTGACCTATTCAAGTACCCATGATGGTGCTCCCAATAGGTCACCGGTGACCTATTCAAATGGGCCATTTTCCTGGCCCGACCAGGGGATTCGCGAAATTGCAATAGAGATACTAGATATTAGTGACATAGAAGTACTAAAGAGGGCCGCAAGCGGCGGAGGTGAGGACATGATCTTTGGGGCAGACCCAGACCGAGAGGACGTTCCGTTCGATCCGGCACCGAAGAAGAAACCCAACCGGAAGCTAGGGCGACTCGTCACCCAGTTCATTGGTGACCCCCGGGTTATCATGAGCCGCACGTACTCCACGCAAGAAGTCGTGATACTGAAAAGGACCCTCAACACGCTGGCCGACTCCGGCCTAACAGAGTTCACCATCTCACAGATGATCAAACGCTTCCTCGACGTAGAGCACTGGCGCAACTCAGACAACCCAGTGCTGACATTCTCCAGCAAGGCCGTGCAGAAAAAACTAATGGAGCAGACCGACGCTACGGTTGCCGTAGACAACCCCGTTCTCTCCTTCGTCGTAAACGACTTTCAGCGCGGTGATCTAGACCTACCGTGGGATGACCGGGCGAGTGATCAGGTCATAAGGAACACCGTGATCATGTACGGAATGGATATCTGTTATCGATACCCCGAACTAGTAGTTTACCTCATCGAGAATAGTTCAGGTGGTACATCTGAAGAATTTAAACCTACCCTATCTACGCTAAACTCGTTAGTAAGAGTTATAGCTGGTGAAGAAGACGGTGACCCGGTTGAGCTACGGGAGTCCCTAACTGGGGTTCCACTGCCTGACGAGCTGATCAAGTTGTCAAAAGAAAATTTAAGACCCCAGGCCGCTTCAATTACGGAGGCTGTGTACAACTACAGAAGAATCAATCATGGAAGAAAATGATAAGCGTTACGTATTTTCAAGCCTTGATGACATCCTGTTCTTTGCTGCCTGGGTTAATGAGAACTTCTCCTCACCGCAGGAGTACGAGCTTTGGTTCGACCACTCTATGGACCAACTGATTCCCACTGACATTTTCTGCACCCGTCAACAAGTTCCCAAAAAGGACATGGAGAAGTGCCCTGAATGCTCAGCGCAATTTAGTACTAAAGCTGGTCTTGATGTACACACCACTGTTGTACACAAGCGGAAGATTGACAACTCAAAATTTTGGGACATAATTGAGAACTCCTACAACGACACACAAGAGGACCACCATGAGCCAGAACTACCAGACACCGACTGACTGGAAATCCGCAGCCTGGTGGCGCAACCGCCCGAGCGACGAGCGCTTGTTCCACGCCAAGATCCCACCGCGGTTTCGCAATCTTGAAGTCGACATCCACCCGGTTGCCGCGCACTGGGTCAACAACTACGAGGAAGGCAGCAGCCTCTTTATCCATGGCAAGCCAGGGACAGGTAAGACAGTGCTCGCACAGGAAGTACTGCGGCATTTGATCACTAAGGGATTATCCGCCAGGTTCGTTTCCGCAGAGCAATACATCGAGATGCTCAAGGACACTTTTGACAGCGACAACTTGCTGCCCGAGATGTACTCAAGCCCGTACTTGGTGAAGTACATCCAGGGCGTGTTCGATGTTGTGCTTCTTGATGGTGTTGGGCAGGAACGTGAGACAGAATTTTCTGTTCATGAAATCGGGAGCCTGATCCGTCGTCGTTACGAGAACGTCCGCAGTGTCATCATCACCACAACACTTGGCGTTACTGACTTCAACCGCCGCTACGGTGACCGCGTTAAGAGCGCCGTTCTGGAGATGGGGGAGGTGCGTGTTTCGTAATGGAAAAGGGAGACATCTACTCGTACACAGTCTTCGGTCAAGCCTGCGTCTTCGAAGATCTGTTGGCTGAGCGACCAACTGGTGCAGCAGCTATCAAAGAGAAGTTTTACATCAGGCGTGGGGACTGGGAGAAAGCGTTGAAGCTATGGAAGCCAAACGATTTACCGCTGAAGTCCTTGATTGACGCAGTAGAGCGCCGCGGCATAAACACCGCAGTCATCACTTTCCTTCCCGGAGAAGCGGTAGAGGAAATTTATCGCTGGCTGTTGCGCAAGGGTGTTTCATGCACGGTCACCGACTACGCATCACCTGAAGATTACGAAGCTGACCTACGGTACGACCGCAGCATCAAAGTTGTTTACGTGCCGAGCAAGGAGATCGCCTACGTGCTCGGTATGCGTGCTACTGTCGTCAGTTCCAACACGGCCTGGGGAATGTGATGTCGTCGAGCGAGCTCTACCTAATTTCAAAAGTCATTCAGGAAAAGGACACAACTGTTCCTGTCCGGTCAGGGCTAAAGCCAGACCACCTGACTGGGGAGTGGTCCGACATTTGGCGTTGGATTCTTGAGTACCAACGCTCTCATGGAGCGGTGCCTAGCGAGCGCGTGTTCGTACAAGAGCACGGCGGTATTACTCTGCACGATGCTACGGATGAGCCATTCACCCGTCTTCTTGAAGAGATCTTCGACGCCTACAAGAAGCGGTGTCTATTTGATTCCTTGACACCCGGCATCGCCGCACTAAACGACGACGATGTCAACAAGGCAATGGAGTTGCTGTCATCCGGTCTTCAAAAAGCGTCGGTAGAAGCAGCACGCCTACGCGATGTTGACATCATTCAAAACTGGGAGGATCGTCTTGCTCGATATGAAGAAATGCGTTTGTCACCCAATGCTCTTCGTGGCATACCCACCGGGTTTCACGGGCTCGACAAAATCACCAATGGGCTGCGCCCACAGCAGTTCATTGTCTTCGCTGGAGAGCCTAAGCGTGGTAAGTCTCTCTTCGCTCTCATCATCGCCAACGCCGCTCACGTTCATGGTAAACGCCCCCTATTCGTCTCCTTTGAGATGAGTATCGAAGAGCAGGAGGCCCGCTATGACGCACTCATTTCTAAAGTGCCGTACGGTCGCATCCTCTCAGGTGATCTCAACAACGCAGACATGAAGAAGATCCGGGCGGCATTGTCACGGCGCAAACATATGCAGCCGTTCGTATTTAGCGAAGACACTTCGTCGCTTACCACGGTTACTGCTCTAGCCGGAAAGATCCAGGAGTACCAACCGGATCTGATCATCGTTGACGGCGTGTACCTAATGGATGATGAAGAGGGAGAGCCAAAGGGTTCACCACAGGCGCTCACCAACATCACCCGATCTCTGAAGCGACTAGCCCAGCGCTTCGATATTCCAGTGGTGTCCACTACCCAGGTGCTGTCTTGGAAGCTAAACAACAAGAAGACCCGTGCAGTCACAGCAGACGCGATTGGTTACACCTCATCGTTTGCTCAAGACGCTGACCTAATCCTTGGCGTTGAGCGCAACCCAGACATCGATGATCAAGCAATCATCCGCGTAGTGTCAGCGCGCTCCGCTCCCACTGGTGAGGTCCATATCAAGTGGGACTGGTCAACTATGGAGTTTGAGGAGGTGTTCGATGGCAGCGTCAGCGTCGACCCATCTTTCGACTGACATTGCTTACGTTCTGCAAACAGCGGGCGTGGAGATCACCAAGGTTGGCGATCGTGAGATCATGGGCAGGTGCCCAGTCCATGTGCGCACAGTAGGACGCGAGGATCGCTCACCATCGTGGAGTATCAACTCCTCAACCGGACTGTGGATCTGCTTTTCATGCGGTGCACGCGGCTCTCTATCGTCACTATTGCGTGAGCTTTCTGGGGACGACTCGATCTCCGCTCAGCAGTTCCTAGTAAACGCTGGGATGCAGCGCTTGGCTGCTGGGGACTCCACAACCCCAGACGTTCCAGTAGTAGTTGATCGCGATGCGTTCTTCTCATTTGAACGTGTGTCAGACCGTAGATGCGCGTCGCGAAATCTTGATCCCGATGTTGCGTACCGGTACGGAGTACGGTGGAATCCCACTAATAAAAGCTGGGCGCTGCCGATCATCTCACCCCTAGGCCAACTACAGGGGTGGCAGGAAAAGAAGCCAGACTGGGTGCGCAACTACCCGATTGGGGTTAAGAAGAGCCACACGCTGTTCGGCGTTGAGCGTGTCCGCAGTGCCACAGTTGTTCTTGTCGAATCGCCTCTTGACGTAGTCAGGTTTGCCGGTGTGTTCACCAAGCCAAATGCTGTCGCTTCGTTCGGTGCTACCGTTTCGTATGAACAGTGCCGCCTACTGACTCATATAGCTAGCCGAGTTGTCATCGCTATGGACAACGACGAGGCAGGGTTAAAGTCGAGCAAGAACTTGTACAAGTTTATGGACACCCCACGCCGCGGCATTCGTTGGTGGAATTACGGTGGCACGGATGCCAAAGACATCGGGGATATGACCGACGAGGAAATCGAGCGCGGTCTTGCTACAGCAACCGTTGTCCCCCCCTGGGTAGCCTGATGTTTAACGGAAAGCTTTACCCATACCAGGAAGAGTCTGTCGCCCGTATGGTTGACCGAGGGCAGATGCTACTCGGCCTTGTAATGGGCGCGGGAAAGACCGTTACCACCATCGCGGCTATAGAGCAGCTCATGGAATCAAACGAGGTGGACAAGTGCCTAGTTGTTGTTCCGGCTTCCCTGAAGTACCAGTGGATGCGAGAGATCGAGCGGTTTACAAATTCTAGAGTAGTCGTTATCGACGGTAACCCCAAAGAGCGCGTTAAGGCATGGCGCTCCACGCTGTCGGCTAAGTACATCATTGTAAATCCTGAGACACTCATCCGTGATCTGTCTCACTGTCTCAAAGTCGATTACCAGGCGGTAGTTGTTGACGAGGCAACCATCATCAAGTCCCGGGTCAGCAAACGTTCAAAGATCATCAAGAAGATTGGCCGTCGGGTCTACTACCGCTACGCCCTAACTGGTCAGCCAATTGAGAACCGCCCTGAAGAGCTCTTCTCAATTATGGAATTCGTTGATCCAGAAGTGCTCGGTAGGTTTGACACCTTTGACCGCACCTTTATTGTCCGCGACCATTTTGGCAAGCCAACGCGCTACAGAAACTTAAAGTCGCTACACGAGTCCATGACCGAATGCATGGTAAGAAAGACCCGCGAAGACATTGCCGACCAGCTGCCCCAGATCATCCACCAGACGATCCCGGTCCCGTTTGACTCAGCTGGTGCGCAGCTGTACCGGACCATTTCATCTGATCTTCTTAACCAGTTACAGCAGGTAATCAGCAAGCACGGCGGGTCATTCAACATCTGGCGACACTACAACGATCCGGAGTCAAACGAAGCCCAGGGCCAGATCATGTCTAGACTGCTCGTTCTACGGATGCTCTGTGACAACCCACAGCTAATTGTTAACTCTGCCCAAGCATTTGCCGATCCAGACCGACCCAAGCAAGGCAGCGCCTACGCTGACCTGATCGTCAGCCGCGGCTTTATGCCAGCCAGCATCGGCACGCCGAAGCTAGATGCAGTCATGGACTACATCGAGCAGGTGCTTGATGAGGACCCCGCCAACAAGATTGTGCTGTTCTCTTTCTTCAAGGACAACCTCAGGCTTATCAAGCGCGCTACAGCAAAGCTGACTAACAGCGTGTTGTTTACTGGGGACATGAACTCAGAGGAGAAAGACGTTGCAAAGCAGAAGTTCTCCTCTGACCCCAACACCAGGCTGTTCTTGTCATCAGATGCTGGTGGTTACGGAGTCGACTTGCCTATGGCCAACTACCTCATCTCGTATGATCTGCCATGGAGCAGTGGTAAGCTTGAACAGCGTGAGGCCAGGATCATCCGCTTGTCATCAACGTTCTCGCACGTTACTATTGCAACGTTCGTCATGCAGGGGTCGATCGAGGAACGGCAGTACGAGATGCTCCAGGAAAAACGATCGATCAACGAAGCCTTTGTAGATGGTAAACACCATGACGTAAAAGGTGGGTATGACATTATGTTAAGCAGTCTTTCAAAATTTCTAAGGGAGTCACAGGTCTAATGGAATCAAAAGTCGATGCTTCAGTTGTTGAGTCGCTCGTAACCGAGTACCGCAAATCCAAGGAGTTTTCCGACAAGATTGCCGCGCGCACAGACGAACTAAAGAAGGAACTAGTTCGGCTCGTCAAAACCCATGGGGTCCCTGATGACAAGGGGCACCTGTGGCTCGCGGCTGGAGGCAGCCAGGTCAAACACGAGCGTCGTGTATCACGAAATCTTGACCGCGTTAACGCTGAAGAGTGGGCCCGTGAAAACGGTCTGTGGGATTCTGTCAAGGAGACGATCGAGGTTCTGTCAGAAGACTTGTTACTCAAGCACTTCTGGGAAAACCCCGACAAGGAAGAAGAGCTCGCAAAGCTATACAGCGAGCGAGAGACCTGGGCATTTAAGCTCGTAGAAAAGAAGAGCTACGACGACGATGATGAGTGATTACGTTATCATTCGTCATAAAGAACTCTATAAGATATACAAAAAAGTGGATAACAACAGGGATCTGTACCAGTACGTGGGTGCTTCCTTCGTCATGCTGACTGACGCTCAAGATTTTATTGACATGAAACGCGGTGACTCAGATGCCTCGTGATCCTCTGGAGCTGTTCGGCAACCTGCCTGACTTCCCAGGAAAGACCCCACCCAAGAATCGCCCCGTCAAAAACAACGAGGGAATACTCGCTGAGGATCGATTCAACGGCGCAAAGTCCAAGATACTGGTTGTCAACGGAACCCCACGGCAGTTCTTTACAGTAGGAGAAGTAGCAAAAGCCCTGGGTAGGAAGCCAGGGACTATCCGAATGTGGGAACTAAAGGGGTGGCTACCAAAAGCCAAGTACCGCACTCAGCCACCCAAGAAAGAACAGATTCCTGGAAAACCTTTGAAAGGACGTAGGCTCTACACTCTTGAGCAGGTAGAGTTTCTACTTACCGCGCTGTCGCGGTACGAGATAGACGACCCAGCCCAGGCCAACTGGGACGGCTTCAGACAGCACCTTCAAACTCAATGGCCCAACGATTAAGGACAAACATCATGAGTAGATACGACGACGAAGACGAGATCATGGAGGACGAGGCTCCGGTCCGTGCCCCCAAGGCTCCCGTCGCAGTCACCGAAGACGACGAAGAGACTGAAGAGCGTCCAGCGTCTGCAGCGCGAGTAATCCGCCGCGGCTGGGGAGCAGCAGAATCCGTCAAGAATGCTGACTCGCCGTACGCACAGCGTCTGCGCGTTATGGAAGACCCAATCGTCATCAAGTTCCTTGAGGACGAGCCTTACGCTTCCTATCGCCAGCACTGGATCGAGCGTTCCGGCCAGAAGTCATTCACTTGTATTGCTGACATCGACCCAAAGGGTTGCCCACTTTGCGATGCTGGTAGCCGACCGGCCACCCGCTTCTCGTTTAACGTGGTTCTTCTCAGCAGCGACAGTGACCCTAGTGTCAAGTCGTACGAGGTTGGCCCCCGTGTTATCGACCAGCTGAAGAACTTCCACAACGACCCCCGTCAGGGACCATTGTCGAAGCACTACTGGGCGGTGTCCCGCAGCGGCAAGGGTGCCACTTCGGCAACTAACCACCAACTCGTTAAGGAACGAGATCTTGAAGAATGGGACTTGCCGGTGCTCAGCCCCGACGACATTGCCCGTCTCAAGAAGAACGCCTACGGACCAGAGATCATCCAAATCCCAACCCGCAAGGATCTCCAGCAGATCGCACTTGAGGACCTGGACGGCTGATCTCTGTGACAACAGAGATGGTAGGAGCAGGGGGCTACACGGCCCCCTGCTTCGTCTCCACCGTAGAAGAGCTGCGCCAGATAGTTGCCGAAGTTCAACGCGTCGGGGCGTTTGCTTTTGACGTAGAGACACTCGGTTCCATAGAGCGCCACCCAGACGTAGAGCAGTGGATTGAGCGTGAGTGGCAAGATCACCTAGCCACCCTCAAGACGACCCACCCCGATGTCCTTGCTCGGGCACGGGAGATCATCGTCAATCGGTGGCGCAACAACCTTGCTCTGGATCCGCTGCGCAACAGCGTGTTCTGGATTGGTATAGCTACGGATAACCAGTCTTGGGCCATCCCTATGGGGCACCCCAACGGGGCAATGCTAGAACCAGCTGAACGCGGTGACGGCTCAACGGTTCCGCCCCCCGGCTACCGCGCCATACTTAAGAACGGCAAGGAATCTAAGGCTAAGGCTAAGTATTACAAACCAGCCGTGTACAGCCAGCCCCCCAAGCAACTGTCACCGTCAGAGGTATTTGATGCCCTGCGCCCCATATTCTTTGATGACACCATTGTCAAAGTAGGGCATAACGTAAAGTTTGACACCAGGTCAGTACGTAAATACTTCGGTGGTGACCTTCCCCCTGGCCCCTTCCTTGATACGATGCTGCTGCAGCACGTGCTGAATGAGAACTTGACTGAGTACAGTCTTGAGCATCTGATCGCTCACAACTTCGATGGGTTTAATGCCTACCATCGTGACGGGAAACTAGGAGCGATGATCACGGAAACCTCGTTTACAGAGGCTCTCCGTTATGTCCACCTGGACGTTAGGTGGACATGGCTTTTGTACAAAAAGCTGTACGCAAAGGTTATTAAGACTCCAGAGATCCTTGCTTCTCTCCGCCAGGACATGTCTGTACTACGCGTGCTCATGGACATGGAAGACACGGGCATCCCGGTTAACCAGAGGTCAATGACCAAACTTGGCAAAGAGTTAGAGCAGCGCCTTAACGAGATCAACCTTGAAATGATGAACTACGCGCCGCCCGGGTTCAACCCCGACAGCGTGAGGCATAAGCAGCAATTACTTTTCAACAAGAAAAGGGAAGGCGGACTTGGTCTCAAGCCATCAAAAACCACTCCCAGCGGTAAGCCATCTGTTGATGAGGAGTCACTTCGTAAACTAGAGACTAAGCACCCAGTAGTGCCACTCATGTTGGAGTGGGCTGAAACCAAAAAGCTGGTGTCAACATATGTTGACGGTTTGCTGCCAAAGTTAAACCACGGTCGTCTGCACCCATCGTTCCACCTGCACCGTACGGCCACCGGGCGTCTTTCATCAAGCAACCCGAACTTGCAGAATATCCCTCGCGACAGCCACGTACGAGGCCTGTTCGTGGCCCCGGAAGGTTACGAACTGCTCGTTGCCGACTACGACCAGATCGAACTTAGGGTCATGTGCATGTTCTCCCACGACGTAAAGATGAGCGAGTTCTTCCTAACGGGGGCGGACATCCACTCCGGCGCTGCTGCGCTGTGCCTCAATAAGCCAGTAGAGCAGATCACCCCAGAAGAGCGGCAGCTAGGCAAAGGCGTTAACTTCCTAACCGCCTACGGTGGTGGGGCTCAGAAGCTTGCCCGAACAACGGGCATTGACGAAGAGCATGCTAAGTTTGTTATTGACCAGTACTATAGACAGTTTTCTGGAATAACTAAATGGAAGCAAGAGGTTATATCCTATGGAAAGTCTAAGGGCTATGTTAGTACCCTCTCTGGCCGTCGTCGCCACCTCAACGATCTTGTATCTACTGATCAGCAGCTTCGAGCGCGCGCGGAAAGGCAAGCCGTAAACGCCGTAGTCCAGGGGTCTGCTGCTGACATTTGCAAGAAAGCAATGATCGATGTTTACGACGCACTATCACCTCACGGGGCAAAGCTGCTGGTACAGGTACACGACGAACTCGTCGTCCTTGTAGAGCAGGGCCAGGCAGACGACTTGATGAACCTGCTGGTTACGGCTATGGGTGATGGAGTAACATATGAGGGCATCCCACTTAAGGTGTCCTGTCACTCAGCAGCTAGCTGGGCGGAGGCTAAAGGTAAATGATGAGCACATCCCCAGTAGACAAACGAAATTTCTATCTGGCCCTATCTATCCTAGAAGGGCAAAAGATTGCTTCGTCTGCTGGTTTCTCCGTACCCTCTCAAGAGGTACAGGAGAGCGAAATAATGGACACTATTAGCCGCTGGCTAATCCTGACTAACCTCGGTATCTTCCAGACAATCCAGGAATGCTCGGAATGGATGATGGAAGTTGTCAAGATACATAACGATCTAGACGAGGACGATCTTGAGAACACTAAGAATGTAATCATGTCATTCGGTATGGCTCTTGTTTCGCACCTGGTAGATAACGACATGTTGTTACTGCCAGAAGTTGCACCAAGGGAGATTGACAGCAGCAAAGGTTCCGCTATATTTAACCTCCTCACGTTTATCATCACCGATGAAGACGACGAGCTGTACGATCTAGAAGACGAGGAAGAGGACGATGAGTGATTGGTGGTCACGCCGGTTGGCAGATACCTCACCGCGACCAACCCAGCGCCAGGAAACCGCACCCCCGGTAACACCCCCAACGAGGTTTGGGGTGCATGTTCCTGTTCAAGCCCCCGCGCAACAGGCCCAACCAGGTAATCAGCGGGTTCTAGACGAGAACCGTGCCCCCACAGATAACGTTTCGATGGGTGAAGCTATCCGTCTATGGAAGGGCGGCGAAGCGGCCCGTCGTGAGGGTGGTGCAACTTGCCCATCCTGCGGTAGTCGTAACGTGTTTTCTCGGGCCAAAGGCACTATGGTGAATGGTGCCACCCCAGCCCCACGTTGCTTTGAGTGCGGCTGGAACGGAATCTACGAACAAGGCGAACAATCCAGCTGGGTTGTATAACTAGGAGAACAACTTGAAATCTGAGCAGTGGGAGACGATCCAGTCGATCGTCGCTTCCGTCAACAAAAAGTACGGCGAAGACATCATCGTCCAAGGTAGCCAGGTCAAAGAAGAGCTTCCTCGCATTACAACTGGGGTCCTAGCATTTGACCTCATGCTTGGTGGTGGCTGGCCTGTAAATCAGTGGTCAGAGATAATCGGGGACGAGTCATCAGGCAAAACAGCTCTTGCGTTCAAGACCATCGCCGCCAACCAGGCAGCTGATCCGGACTGGATTGCAATGTGGGTTGCTGCCGAGGAATTTGTACCAGAGTATGCTGCTGCGATTGGCGTAGATCTTGAGCGCCTATGGGTGGTAGAGACCAACGTCATGGAGCACGCCTACGATCTGATTCTCCGTGCCATGGAAAACCGTGCTGTTGACTGCATTATCCTCGACTCCCTACCAGCTTTGGTGCCTGGTGATGAAGCAGAGAAGATGATGGAAGAGTTTTCCGTCGGCCTTGGCGCTCGCCTTACAGGTCAGTTTTTCCGCAAGTCGTCAAAGGCACAGAAGCGCTCCCTCATTCGGGAAGACCGTGGCTGTACTGGGTTGATTATCAACCAGTGGCGCGAGAAGATCGGAGTCTTGTACGGCGATCCGCGCACTACACCCGGTGGCAAGGCCAAGAACTTCCATTACTTCACTCGCGTGGAAGTCAAGCGTGATGAGTGGATCAAGCATAAAGACGAGCCCATCGGCCAGACGATCCGTGCCCGTACTATGAAGAACAAGACCTATCGACCGCAACAGGTTGCTCAGGTTGACTTTTACTTTGCTGACCACGACACTTTCCATCTTGGGGAGTTCGACACAGTAAAAGACATCGTTAACATTTGTATTGCTATTGAGGTAATCACGCGGGCGGGTGCCTACTACAACTACGGCGATCAGAAGTGGCAGGGCAAAGACGCTCTAGTAACCCATGTTCGCGGGGACCTAACAATGCAAGAAGAGCTAAAGCAGAAAGCAAAGGAGTACTTCCTGTGATTTTTGGTAAGGACGACGCCAAAGCTGCACGACGCAGCATTATGAAAGCTTCACGCAAGCAGGAAGATCGGTCAGCAAAAATCTACCGCGGTAGCCGCAACGCCGGGTCAGGCTCAGGGTGGCTTCGCAAGAACGATGTCCGTAGCCACAAGTTCCTTATTGAGAACAAGTTGACCAATAACGTTAAGAGCTACAGCGTTAAGCTTCAGGAGATGAACGAGCTAACACAGCGCGCGATCCTGGACGACAGAACACCCGTTCTGCAGTTCGATATTGGTGGCAAGCACTTCGTCGTACTCAATGAAGACGATTTTATTGCCATGGCCGAAGACCTGGGTGGACTCGATGACTGAAGAGACTATTCATACTAATTCAATCCCAGGGTATTCAACACCAGGAATAGTGCAGATTACTTATAAGTCAGAACCCATATTTGGTGTTGAAGATGGTGTCGAATACCACAATGTTATAGAGCATTCAAATAAGGTTAATATTTTTATTTGCGAACTGTGCCACTCAGCAGTACTTGAACCCCACACAGATCTACACACCGCATGGCATAACCCAGGAGCATCTGAATAGTGGCTGACGAGACACCGTGGTACTTGAAGGAGTACCAGAAATCATTGAAGTCCCGTGGCCGCCTTGTTCCGCTGGCAGAAATGCAGTTGATCAAGTCTCAGCAGATGCGCAACACCTTTCGAGATACCGACCATCTGCACCCCAGCGAGCTTTCCAAGAAGCACTGGTGCCCCCGGTCGTCGTACTACACCATTACCGGTGAGGTTAAGAAAGAGGAGCGGCTGACGTTCAGCCGACTAAACGTATTCGAAGAGGGTCACGCCATTCACCACAAATGGCAAACCCTACTATGGAAAGCCGGGGTGCTGTCAGGTGACTGGGACTGTGAGACGTGTGATCATACCTGGACTGCAACTGCTCCTGATACCTGCCCTAGCTGCGGTGGTGTTCGTATTAGGTACCGCGAGGTTCCTGTGCATAACGCTGAACACCGGATACTCGGGCACGCGGATGGAAAAGTGGTTGATAAACAAGGTACAGCCCTTGTCGAAGTCAAGAGCGTAGGCGTTGGCACTGTCCGCTTTGAGAAGCCCAAATTGTTTGCGGACTACTCAAGCGGAGCCATGAACATCGATGGCCTATGGCAAAACATCAAACAGCCGTTTGCTTCTCATGTCCGGCAGGGTAATCTGTACCTCTACTGCACTGGCATCGAAGAGATTGTGTTCATCTATGAATGGAAGCCAACACAAGAAGTCAAAGAGTTTGTGGTCAGGTACAACGAAGAGATTGTTAAACCAATTCTTGACAAATGCAAACTGGTTATTGAATGCCTATCTGAGAATGTTGCTCCCGAACGACCCGACTGGGCAGAGTCAAAAGACTGCACAGGATGCAAGTACTGCCCCTACCAGAAAGTCTGCTGGCAATGACACGGATCATCAGTAGAGATCAAGCCGAACACCCTGCTGTTACAAAGTTCAATAGTAAGTTTGAACTGCCCAACCGCCCCGGTGATAACCCTCCAACCATCCCGTTCGACCTTGACGACATGGACGACAGAGATCTCATGGAACTCTATTCCCAGTTCATGGCCTGGGTGTCTTACGCCAAGGCTGAGCTGGTAAAGTCTGAGATCGATGAGGACAAGGAATCCAACCTGGCCCGCATCCTGGAGGCCCGGGTCCTTATCGAGCAGTGGGGATCGGACGCCAAGGGTGACCGTGTTACTATTGCCAAGGCCCGCCGTGATGTAGACGAGCGGGTAGTTCTTCAGCAGGAGAAGTACCAGAATGCTCGGGCTTATCGGAAACTTGTGGAAGCTCTGTTTGAGGGCTGCGAGCGCGGTGCGCAACTTCTATCTAGGGAACTAAGCCGTCGTATTGGGCTTCATGGTAAAGAACAACGTACAAGTAGATTTGGAGCATAAATTGGAACAAGAAAAGACGCCCAAACCATTTAAGGCCTACAACATCTTTGGCCGCCTAAAAAGATCAGCTAACTACTCTTACATCTACAAAAAAGAGTATAAAAAGGCTATGAAGACTTTAAAGAAGCTTGAAAAGAAAAAGGGTCAATCATGACGTTTAGCCCAACATGGGATGAGCTTGGCCGTGCAGCAGCCAAGGAAGCAAACGAGCAGCTACGTCGCAGTAACGAACTGGGCCAGCAGATGCGATCTAACGACACTCTCGGAGAAATCCGAGACATACTGAAGGCCATGCTAGACGCACAGCAAGAGGACACCCTTAGGTACCGCGAGCAGGCAGCCCATAACGCGGATATTGCTCGACAGCTAATGAACACCGTTAATGATCGAGAAGAAGAGATTCTACATCTACGTAATGAGGTCTTTAATTTGCGCGAGCGCATCCGTATGTACATGCAGGAAACGAACAACGGTGGATAACGACTACATAGTATACGAAGATCTCAAAACAGCAAGATGTTGCAGGGACTGGCCCCACATACCCTATCTGCGTATGGGCGTGTGTGGACTATGCGGACGCCAGCCAGAAATAATTAACGAAGCATATAAACGCCGTAGGACAGCAGCCGATGGGCAACCGAGCTAAGCAAAAGGGCACAGCGTTTGAAACCCTTGTACGTCAGTACCTAAACGACAACGGTTTCCCCGAGGCACAGCGGACCGTACTAAAGGGCGGCGGCGATACGGGGGATATCAATGGGATCAAGGGCCCCAATCGACAGGTAGCCGTACAGTGCAAGAACCAGAAGGCGTTCTCGTTGAGTGCGTGGTTAGATGCCACGGTAGAGCAGGCAGCTAACCTGGGTAATGCCGCCCCTGCCCTGGTTGTTAAACGCCCTGGTAAAGGGGAAAAAGCGTTGGGTGATTCATACGTTGTTATGCGCCTTAGTGACTTGGTTGAACTGTTAAAAGAGGCCGGTTACTCCTAGTATTTATGGACGTAGGTCCATAAGAGTATAACGGAGTACACAATGTCTCAAGAGCTATCGGTAGATGACGTAATAAAGGTTTCCGGTACGAGCAACCCCCAGAGTGTGGGCTCGATCGTAGCCCGAGCGGTTGTAGCAGGGCAGGCCCCCAAGATGCGGGCCATCGGTGCCAGCGCAGTTAACCAGGCCGCCAAAGCCTGCGCTATTGCTCGCGGGTTTGCCGCACCGCGAGGGATTGACCTCTCGTTTGTTATCGGATTTGATGACATAAAGGGCGAGAATGGTGAGGTTATCTCTGCCATAACCTTTAAGCCTGTAATCCGTTAACACCTCCACAAAGTGGTAATATCTATTCATATCCCATTTAGTCGGTGAGGTTACATTAATGGCTTCAAAGAAAAAGCGAGTAAGCGCTCCTGCAAATCGTCGCGCTAAGCTAACAGGCCAAAAGACAAAGCAGCGACTCCAGGCTGAGGCGCGCGTTGATGAAGCTCGTCGCCTGCGGAAACAGCGTGCTGAATCAGACATTGCCCTATCAGGAGGATCAGTCGAAGACTACGATCCCACCGAAGGCGGGATGGTCAGCGTCGGGCTCGAAGAAGATGAAACCCCTGATATCAGCACTGGCCTGCGATCGGCTCTTGATGTAGGGCAGGACATCGATATTTCTGATCCTGACTATCTATCAACCCAGTTCAGTGATGACCCAGCGCGTGTACTAGCTGATTACGCTACTGCTCGGGACACTTCCCTTCAGGGGTTCCTACCAGGAGCAAATGTTTCATCTCGCGTTTTGGGGCGTAATATGCCTTCGCGGCGAGCGGGCACTCCAGTAGGAGACATTCTTAAGCAGGAGTCGATTGGCCGTGCTGCCGAGACACCACGTATTATGAGCCCGGATCCAAAAACGGCTCGACGCACACAGATCAAGCGCGCCGCTAGCGATACCACACCAGAGGCAGACGTAGTTGTTGGAAGCGCCGACCGTCCTGCGGGATTTGATAAGCCAAAGCCATACTCAATCGGATCACTTGAGAAGTCAATCGGCATCACCGAAGGCGCTCAGAGGACACGTCTTGTTAAGGAAGTTAAACAGCCAGAGTATTTTGAAAAGACACAACGCCGCAGTCCGATGATCCTCGGAGGCGGTCGTCCAGGCCCATCCCCGAGTGCCGCTGATGCTGCTGCTATAAAAGCATGGGACCCCAAGGTTGGTAGAGATCTCACTGGACAACGTATAACGTTCCCAACACAGGAGGAAGCCTCGGAGGCATCTCAGGTTGTAAGTGGCCTCGGAGCTATGTTCGGGCAAGCACCTGTCAGCCCAGAAACAACGCGATCTGCAGTTGGATCAGTGGTTCGAGATGTTCAACGTAATGTCCCATTGAAAACTCGTGAAGGATTTCGGATTACACCCAATCCAGACGACCCCGATGAACCATACATCATGGACCCCCTGACTGACGAAGGGGCGCTACGCGAGGTAGTTGGTCGCCGTCGCGAAAGGCGCAGCGGAAAAGTTGGGGTTACGTATATCCCGAA